CCTTCCTTAATTTCTTTGGAAAATTGTGTAGTCATAATTAATCCTCATCATGTTTCAGTTTCATGGTTACCTAAAGATTTGTACTTTAGTTGAGCTTTTAGAAAGAGAACTTCTTGTTTGAGTTCTATCTTTTCTTTTTTCAGTTCTTCTATTTCTGTTTCGTATACGGTAATCATATCTTGCAGTTTATAGTTTGCATTTTCTAATTCCCAGTCCATTTGTATACTTACTACCCTTGCACCTAAAGGCAGAATCAATAATATTTAGGTCTGGTAAAACTATTTAACCCTTTAATATTCTCTTCATAAAAAAAGAGACCCCGTAGGGTCTCTTTGGAAATATGTGATATTAAATCACATAAGGTTCTTAACCTGAACACGACGGTAGTAAACGTTAGTGTTAGCAGTAAGAGCGCCAGCACCTTGAGTTGTACCACGTGAGAATGGATTGGCAACCATACCATAACGAGTTTTGAAGCCAATCTTAGGTTGGAATGTATCCTGACCAATTGATCTTACCATTTGGAGAGGTACATATGGGCAGTAGAAGATACCTGCATCATAAGCAGAAGTTCCCTTATAACCCATTACATAGAAGTGATTGTCAGCAACGTTTGCAGAGTATGGGTCAACATAGACCTTAATACGTCCGTTTAGTGTACCAACTAATGTGGATTCAGTGTCATCAACGCCTGTTAGACCATTGTTTCCACCAAGAGCAGGAGCGTAATCAAGTACACCTGCCATTCCTAGAGCACTTGCAACGTCAGCAGAGCAGACGATGAAGTTACCCTTTCCACGACGAGTCTCTTGACCAATCGCATTAGCATCTCTTTCTATCTGATAGATAAGACCTTTGAATTTCTCAGCCATCCAGCGTCCGTTGGAGTCAACGTCTAAGTCGAACTGTCCACCAGTCGCAACGTTATTCTGAGCACCAGGCTTAGCAGTTACGTAGATTGTACGAACAACTTCACGGTTGATTTCAGCAAGAACTTCAGCAGACAAAATGTTTGCAAGTTCTGCTTCTGCATCTAGACCGTGGATTGCTTTCAAGTCCTGAGCAAGTTCTAAACTGTACTCGGCTTTTAGCGCACGACCTTTTGCTTCAACAGCGACTTTCTCGATAGAGAATGACATCTCACGGAAAGCAGTTGAAGTCGAAGATCCAAGAGCTTCCTGAGTTGCTGTATTCATACCACCAACAGCAGCATAGTTGCCAGGTGATGCGTCGTTAAGAACTGAAGGGTTTGTTGCAGCTTCTCCAGTTGCAGCACTGTAAGCACCATCATCAGCAGAGAATCCTGATGGAACCTCGTCATAGAATGATTCGTTGGTGAATACGTTAGGGTTCGCACCATTACCATCACGGTCTGTACCACGATGTGAGCGCATTGCGAAGATTAGACCTGTAGGGCCAGACATTGGTTGAACACCGCAAATGTCATATGCCATCAACTTAGGCATAGAACGGCGAATCAAGCTGATTAGTACAGGGTCGAAACCTTGGTTAGGTAGAGCAGCTGAACCACCAAATCCACCAGTTCCAGCGGAGTTAGTAGGTTGTTCTGTAAGAATACCACGCTCTTCTTGCATAAACCTTTCTTGGTTTTCAAGAAGTACAGCAGTTACAGCTCTACGATGATTATCTTTAATGTTTTCAAGACCATCGTGCTCCAGTACGGGAGCCCACTTTTCTTGAAGTTTTTCTGCGTTATACATTTAGAATTTTACCTCTTTATTATTTGTTAGTTAGAGTACTTAGAAAGCGCTGCGGCATAAGATGCCATAGGGCCCTCTAGATCTTCAGCAATTACTTGCTGTTTTTCAACTAGATCTTCAGAAGAAGATGCTTTTGTTGATGGGAAATAATTTTCCTTGATCGTATTGATCTTTTCCCGATAAGACTCTTCACTAACAAACTCAATGCCTTCTGATAAAGAAGCAAGCTTTTCTTTTTGTGTTTGAGCAAGACCCTCGGAAATCTCTCCAATTATTCCATTTTTAGTATAGGTTCCGATTTGCTTGTTTAGCTCAACATTACTTTCGATTTGCTCGTTAAGTTTTGTCTCCATTTCATTTAATTTCTCAGACATATCGCTGAGAACATCATACTTATCTTCTGGGATATCGACATAATGTGTTTCAAAGAGATCCTTCAAACCTGTGATGAACTCTTCGGTCAATTCATTACGTAGACCATTGTCAACGGCGAGTTGATTTTCCTTGATCCACTGTTCAGCAGTGTACTCAAGATGAGAATCTACACGTGTTTCCATTGATTCGGTAACTTCGGCAAGTTTTGCCTGAAGTTTTTCTTCGTAAACTTTTTCTAGTTTTTCAAGTTCTTCAACAACCTTCGCCTTAACGGCTGCTTCGAAGATAGTTGTTGCTTTAAACTTGAACTCCTCGGAGAATTCTTCTCCTTTTAATAGAGCATTAACGTCATCAGATACGTCTATACTCAATTCTTTTTTCTCTACTTCCTCGTTCTTCTGGCCAGGAGCAGAACCGTCTAGAGTAGGCATTGGATCTGGTGTTCCACCAGTTGCATTTACTTTAGTTGCTGTCTTCTTAGCTTTTGCGGAAGCTTTAGCACCTACCGATGGTTCGGAATTAGGAGCAGGTTTTGTGATGGGCCCACCAAGGTCTTCTGCGGATCCAGTTTGGCCTGGAACAACATTATCAATCTTTGGCATGGGATCACCTGGGCTAGCATTCTTAGTTACAGGATTACTGCCCTCTTCTACGGTTTCAATATTTGTTTCAGATACATTCGACATTGGATTCCCCTTGTGAAAAAATGGTTATTTTCTAATAATATTTATTAAATTGTAATGTTACGCAAGAATGACTCAAAAACTTCAAGTTTCCTTGCATCCAGTTCACTCTGCGGAGAATTATTTAGGTATCTTCTAGACTGATCATATGCTGACTCTTGCCAACGTCCTTCAGCCATAACCCATTCCTTACCTTCCATAATGCCCTCCACAAAAGCATCTGGAGCAGAAGGATCAGCTACAATATCTGCAGCAGTAGAAAGCATGAAATCATCTTTAACGATATTCATATTCCCTCTTCTTTCGATAGAACCAAGTCCTCTTGAGGACACCCCTAGTTTAACACCTTCACTTAATAGTGATGATGCAATTTTACCCATAGGTGTTTCAAGAATTTTAGCTTTACCGATAAAATTCTTACCTTCCTGTTTTAATGAGATAATCTTGTGGGAAACCCTATCAAGATTTACTGTTGGGCCATCTGGATGACCCAATTCACCTAAAGCTCTACCCTTCTGGATAAAAGACTCATTGTACCTACCAACCTCACGTGAAAGGGTATCCATTGGATACATTCTTCCATTTCTATTCTTAATATCAGATTGAAGAAATACACCTTCTATAAAGTGCGATTTTTTACCGCCCTTTTCTTCAGTAATAAATTCTACTGATTCAATTTCTTCTGAAATAAGTTTCATGGTAGTTACTCTTCTTTAGGTTCAGTGGGTTCTACTTCTGTGGGTTCTACTTCAGCAACTGGTGTTGCTGGATCAATTTTCTCTTCTTTGTCCTGATCGATTTGATACTCTGGATCAAAGAAATGTTTTGCTATTTGTACTTTACGAGCTTGCAATTGTTCAGAACTCTTGCCATAAAGTGCATCATAAACTTTTTCGTTCGCATTGTGATTGTCTTTACTAACAATAGCGTCAACAATCTCTTTAGATATCGAAGGCATAATAATACTCCACTATATTATATATTTATTAAATCTTACCCTTAGCCATATCGCCAGGAGCAATTGCTGCGGAAAATGCACTATCTAAATCACTTTCTCCGCCATTCATGGCGCCAGGAGTCATCTCCTCTTCGCCACCCATACCCATCATTGAAGGATCCATTTCCATAGGATCTTGTATAATACCTAATTCTTTTTCCTTCTCAATCTGTAAATCCATCTCTTCTATCTCCTCATCAGTGAAGTGAAGGACTTGTTTACGTACATAATCAACTGAAAAATATCTACCGAGGTATGGTTCGATCATTCCAACTGAATTTAATCTTTCAGTTAAAAGCTCGTTATCTTTCAATTCTGTGAAATGATTATCGAAAATATAATCGTACTGAATATTTTCTTTCATCTCATCCCAATCATCTATAGTAAGAATACCCTTAAGAAGTAATTGAGTTCTTAAAAGATCATTGAATAGATCTGAGAACTTCTTACGTAGACGACCAACGAACTTAGCAAATTTAAGTTCATCTCTGGTTATCTCATTGGTTCTACCAATAGTGAATGATGATTCTTGTTCCAGTCTTGAGAGAGGGATATTCAGAGACTTATATAGTTTCTTCTGGAAATACTTAACATCTTCTAACTCACCTAAGTTTTGTCCACCAGGCAATGTAGTAATTTCAGTACCTCTACCTCCTTCTCTACGTGGTAACCAGAAATCCTCAAGCATACTCATATGCTTTCTATCATCCTTAACCTCACCAGTAGAAGAATCATATACCAGTTTATTTCTATATCTATTCATCACTTCACGGAGATATTGTTCCGCTTTCATTTTAGGTAGATTACCTACATCAATATAGAAAATTCTTCTTTCTGGTGCTCTGGATATCCTGTAAATCACCAAGGAGTCTTCAATCATTCTTAGTTGATTTACTGACTTAATTGCTTTATGTAAGAATGATAGAGTCATATTTCTATTATGATCCATCAATCCAGAGGCAACAAAAGTTATTGCATCATCTGCTATTTTTAATCCCTTCGCTTGGGTAGTTTTATACCCATGAGGGAAGTACATATAGTATTCTACAACGTCACCATAATCATATGATTTTGCAGCTCCACCATCTTGGGTGATCATAGCAGAACCATCTTTATTCTTAACTATCTCTCTAACTTTCTTTATCTTTAATGCATCAATATATCTTAACTCTTTAATTCCTTCTTGTGGTTTATCAAAATCAATTAACTTATGATAAAACATTCTACCGTCAATATACCAACGACGGAATATATCATGTGACTTTCTATCAAAATCTAATAGACGTATAATAAATTTAAATTCTTCTCTTATCTGTTTTTTTATCTTCTCACTAGCTTCTAAGTTAGATAACTCAATATTAACTGGTGCAAAGTCTAAATCACTAGCAACCGATTCATTAATTATATCATCTATAGCACCATCACATTCTGGGTGCAATGCGATCTCTCTGTACTTCTTAATTAACTCAAAATCATTATTACTTTTAGGTATTCCGTCAATATCTACGTACTGACCAAAATAGGCACCAGCCGCTACTACGGAGGTGCCGTCATCATTATTAGGCGGGGCGGGAGAAATTAGTTTTGATTTCTTCTTACGCTCCGCAATAGAGAACCCAAATAACTGAGTCATAGTATAAATTTATTCCTTAATCTTTACTATTTAGTTACTTTAGCTTGCGGTATCTAGAGTTGGATTAGAAACCTCGTAATAGTTATATTGGAATTCGCAAGTGAATTCTTCAATCTGATCGTTAGATTCGTATGATAGATCTATTGCAGATAGCGCAGATGGCCATGCATCATAGAACTTATAAGAACGAACAACGTCCATTCCATCATTACCAGCAGCAGTTATATTAGGTGGAGTCTTATCTGGTTTTTTACCATCTCTACTTAATTGGAATACTTCCAAATCTACTGTGTATCCTTGACCACCATCGCCGTAACCAAGTTGTGAAACGTTTTCTGTCAGTGCGTTAATACCTCTAGACCATGCTTCAAATGCTTTACGAATGGTAAACTCACCGTCATTTAAAACGGTAACTGACCAAGGTTCAAATGTCCTGTCTCCAGCAACTTTAAGCATCCTTCCTCTAAAAGGAACGTCTATCGATCCTATTGTAGATGCAGGAATTTGTGCGGTTTTTACAAGAAATTGAGCTTTTTCTGTAGCAGAATTAGCGTCAATTGTTCCAAAATCTATTATACTAGCTAATTCATTTGGGAAGTTAAGGCGAACCATAAACAGATTCGGCCTTGCACCACCCTGTGTAAGTTTTGACTTAAACTCTGATATGCCTCTTGCCATTTTATTATTCTCCGAAGTTGTAGTAAGCTAAAGGGTAATTAAGAAATTAATTCGTTGAATGAAACACCAGTTCTGGTGGCAACGAATGTAATTGTGATGAAGTTGATTGAACGAGCAGGTTTGACATAAATTTCAGCCTTAAACTCATTTCTATCAATAACATCAGCAGTGTTGTTTGAAGTGTCACAAACAACTAGGAAGTCATAAATGCCTCTCCTACCCTGTACACCTCTAAGATATGGTTCGACTGCAGCCCTAAAGCCAGATCTTGTTAACTCATCGTTAATCTCAAACAACTGATATTTAGAGAATTGTGCAATATTCTTTTCCAACTCAATAAAGAGTCTACGAACATTAATTCTATCAAATGCAGATGGTGAAGCAAGTGCAGTTTTATCACCAAATAATAATGTTCCTTGGCCAGGGAATGTAGCGATAGGATTAACCCTTGCGGTGTAAAGTCTATCTCTATCAGCCTGTCTTGGACTAAATGCAAGTTTTGTTGCATTACGGATTCCACCTCTGTTATATCCAGCAGGTGAGAACCATGATTCCGCATTAATTGTAGCACTAATACATAGACCAGCAACGTCAGCTGCACATGGTACATAACGATAAACATCATTATACTTGTCATAGATGTACTTATATCCAGAATCATATATTGCATATGATGTACTTGGAAGTTGATTAAAGAAATCTATAATAGCATCTACTTTCTGAGAATTTGTATTTGAGTTAACTACATCAGAAGCTTCTGGTGAAACAACTGCAATACAATCTCTTCTAAGTTCTGCGATAGCAATCAATCCAACTGCTTTTGTAACTGAAATCTTGCCTGGAACTAAGAAATCGATATCTCCAAAGATTTCTGGATCTTTAACTAGATCATATCCAGCAATTAACCCTGCATCAACCAATTCAATTTTTGCAGATGTTGAATAATCGTAGTTAGCACCTGCAGCAAGAACTCTTCCTTCTGTCGAAGCACCACCAAAAGTGAATGGTTTAAACCATGCATCAACACTTGAACTACCAATATTAGCAGAAGTTTTACCAGATGTTATATTTGCTTGAGTTAACTGATCTCCAGTATCTGCAAATGTTTGATCTCCAGCATAAATGAATTTAGACTGTTGATTAACAAAAGTTTTCCAGTATGTTGCAGTTCCTTCTGATGTTTTTGCATCAGTTGCTTTAGAAACATATGTCATTGTTTCCAAAACTTCTCCAACATTTCCAGTTACACTACCAAGAGTATCAACCACTGCAATATGGAATTCGTCATACTTACCACCCTTTGCAGTTGTAACACTTGATGTACCTGGTTGTGGTGCAATAGTTGTCCACTTCTTACCAGAAGCATACTCTAGAGTACCATAAACATCAGCTTGATTTATAGCAGTTACAGTACCTACTGCAACACCAGCATGTGTTTGTACAACTGAACCTACAGCAAGTCTTTGTGTAGTATCCCAAAGAGTAACTTGGACGGTATCACCATCAACTACTTTATAAACACTACCGTAGTATGTACTAGTTCCAGATGCCCACTTAATTGAAGCACCAGCAGCAGGTATTGCAACAACACCATTTACAACAACCGTAATATCAGTAGCACCAGCATATGTACCTGATCTAGGTAAAGTTAAAACATCATTGTCTGCATAATCCTTACCATTATCAGCTATTGTAATGGTTGCAGCACCGTTAGCAGCAACTACAACTTGGAATATTGCACCAGATCCTGCACCACCAGTGGCAGTAATTTGATACGTACCAGCAGTTCTACTTCCAGTTGCACCAGCGTTTGTTGCGCCATCATATGCAAGAACAGATCCTGAATCATTAGCAAAACTAATTTCTTGGTCAGCACCGTGGTCTACAACAGAAACAGTTACACCGTTGTTGAAAGCACCAGATGTTCTGGCTGCCCATTCAAAAGTATTTGTTGTTCTAGTGTCAAAATCATCTTTATTTTTAATTGCGAGACCAGTTTCACTACTATTATCTCTCTTAATATTTGAGTTACGCAAACCTAAGTCAGTAGCCCCTGAAGGTCTTACAACTGCTGCGATTCCGCCGTACTGTATGATTGTTGCTGCAGCAAACCATGCTTCGAAATTGTTGTTATCTGGTTTTCCAAATGTATCAACCAATTCTCTTTCGCTAGCAAGATATGTTACTACATCAGTAGGCCCC